GATCGGGCAAGAATGTAAATACATAATTTCCGTCTTCTGGGTCTGCACCATCAACACACCACTCAGAATAGACGCTAACCGCATCATCTGGTCTTCCATCGTTTACACAAGTATGCATAGCATCGTAAAGAGCATCACGCATTGTGTCAATCATATGCTGTTGATCGTCAAGCACATCATCGTGCTCAGTGAAAAGATCTAGAGTTGAATCGTGCATTGTAAAAAGTGCGGTTTGATAAAAAGGATTTAAGACTGTGCGTAGTCCCACAATTCTATGAACTGATTGAACCACTTAGCATGATCGGGGTGATAGTCTTGCTCATCAGCACTAACAAAGGGAAGTTCATGCTTAGTGCAATAATCTTTGTATACTTCTTGTAAAAAGTCAATGTTGTCATAAGTCATGGGATTGTGAGAAGTTCGTTTGTATGTACCTATTATAAGAGGTGTGAGATGTGTTTGGGGCATCTATGTGACAGTTTCTAAACTGTCCTCTAAAATGATGTCCCTTACTCGCTCTCTGTCTAGACTGTCACCATAACCCCATGTATAATTGTTGTCAGGATTGTTTGATGCTTTTAACAGTCTATGTTTGTAGATGTAAAAAGCATCATAAATTTTCTGTTCTGTCAATCCCTCTATAGGATATAAAACATCGGGGTGACTAGGTAGGTAAAAAGATGCAACATAGTCAACGAATTCTTTAAGACTGTTCATTACTTACCTCCATTGAATTGTTTGATTAAGTGATCTGTATGACGATCTTGTTTAGCGATGAGATCATCACATTTTTTGATGAGATCTCTTAGATGTGCCACATCTTTGTTAAAGTCTTTAGTAGTATACATTTAAGCAACCTCCCTGATATATCCATTTTCAGATACCATGAACTTATCAAGTGTTGGGATGTCTAATTCAGGATCATCAAAATCGATTTTAGCACATCCATCAACACCCCACTCTGCTAACTCTTGAACGAATTCTGCCCAGTTAGCACATACACAAGCAACATTTTGAAAGTTTTCAACTTGTAGTATTCTGTTAATAATGATTTGAGTTTTGTCCATGTGAGAAGTTTGTTTGTTATGTACTTATTATAACCACACATACACCCCAATGGTGCAATGAGTGGACACTTTGTCAAACTGGCACATCAAAACGTGATAACTAGATGATCTGAGTCAAGATGTTCAAGAGTGCTTTCATCTGTATAATCTGTCATAATGGCAGGTACAAAATCATCATCCTGAAGTGAATATAACGTGACTGTCTGGTCTAGATGATCCTCGTCTAGTCTATTCAATGTGTCCCTTAAGTCACGATAACTCATAGTTAAATCTTTGAGTATTGACCATGGGATAACTGTCCAAGTTGCACTCATTTTAAAATCCTCCGCTAAACGTATGCTAGAGGTGGGACACCCTCTATAAAGATGTATGACACAACAGACTGAAGTCTGTCTGCGATTCTCTTACCATACTTACCAGTCATAGGCACCACGATCTGACCATGCTTTTTACGATACAAGTTGAACTGACCAACAGGAATCTTGCCTGATTTCATGTCACTTGCATCTTGCTGATGAATCCTGATAACTCTACCAATTGTTTGTGCCATTTCAATTGTAGGCAAGTTTCTAAGCATAATTGAATGAGTCAAACCAGGAACATTGATACCCTCTGATAGTATAGAATAGTGGAATATTACAAACTTCTTAGCATCATCTTTACCCCACTCTGTGAGAGTATTGAAGAACTCTTCTCTACCAACTTTTGTACCATTGATAATAGCACCATGCTTAGATGTGATGTGCATGATGTTATAATCACGCTCAAATAACCATGACTGAATATCAGTTTGTGAGAGCATATTCCAGAGTATTCTTGTTGTTGGAGCACTCACAATTACCTTTGGATTGTTGTCAGTAATGTTTGTAAGTATGTCCTTTAAGTTGTCAGAATCAACTTCATGTGCATTCTGTCTGGTACGCTCTCTGTCTGTCTCAAATGGTATAACTTTGGGATACAAGATAGAACCGCTATCAATCAACTCTTTAGCGTCAGTTTGCTCTAGTATGTTACCATATACCTGAGCATTATTCATGCCTCTCTCTGCACTTACATTGTGCTTAGAACGTGAAATGCGTGGTGTAGCAGTAAAGAAAAATCTCTCAATACCACTGGCAGCAACTCTTTTGATCTGCTCAAAGAATGACTTACCAGTGCTATTGTGTGCTTCATCAAAATATATTCTGTCAATATTTACCATGCTATCTAATACTCTGTTGAGTGAATGATAGGTAGTAAAGATTAACTTATCATACTGTGGATTGATGCTGTTCCAGTGTGTCAACTCAATGCTTTTAGTTGTGCTGAAGTGATGAGTTTCACCACTGTGAACGTGGGCAATCTTGCAATTTTTGATCTCTGATTCAAACTCGTTAGATAACTGATTAGCAAGCAATATGCGTGGTGCAACTACAACAATAGTCTGAGGACTGCGTGGAGTTGTTGTTACCAACCTCTTGCAATCTGCAATCATAATATAAGTTTTACCACCACCAGTAGGCACGATGATTTGACCTGACTTTTCTGTGGTCATCTTGTCGTATGCTCTTTGCTGATGTGGTCTCAAGTTCATAAATCAATCTTTCAATACTATAAGTTTACATGAAAAAACCCCTAGTGTCAAGGGGTTTGGACAGTTCGATGACTGTCACACAGTCACACCTGTCTCCTTTAGAAGTAGTTTAACAAATCCCTCCAGATATACTAGAGGTAAGATCACTAACTCAAGTCCATTCAACTCAGTTAGATTTCTTTTCTTTGTTTCCACCTTAATAACATCTTGCTTAGGTTTCGCAGTTGTTGTTTTGCGTGTCCTACGTTTGCGAGGTGTTGTTGTTGTCAATGTAGTAAATCAAAGTGAAAAGAATGTTAGAGGGAAAGGGGCATCAACATAGGTTTCACCTATATGCCCAAATTTACCTACTGGGAATCGCTTACACCTGAACCCCTACTAAACAGCAAGTAATCATATAAGGAGTGTACATTGGCAGATGTCTGACTTATGCTAACTTGTTTACCAAGTCTAATTAAAGTCTCAGGGATGCCAATGTATGCCGTATCCAAAATGATTGAACCCTTGTTGAGTTCGGGCAGTAGAACCTTTATCCCTCCAACAATATTATTATACATCATTCAAAAGGTGTGTCAGTCCATTGTGTGCCACTTCTTCAACTGGTACATGATACTCACTTACTCTCTTCTTAATCAGGTCACCATAATTTTCATGCAACTCGCATCCAATATAGTCTCTACCTAGTGATTTTGCTACTGCAGCAGTTGTTCCCGATCCCATGAATGGATCTAGTATAATGTCACCCCTCTCGCTTCCTGAGAGGATACAAGGTTCAATTAGTTCAGGTGGATATGTAGCGAAGTGGGCACCCTTATACGGTTTCTTGTTTACTGTCCATACTGATCTTTTATTCTTCTTTTCGTAAGACTTAGTTAACCCAGTATGAGGGGATAAACCAGTGCCAGGATTATGATACTTCCCTTTACTACGATCTCTAGTACCCCAGTCTTTTGCTTGTTCTTTAATTGCTTCATTGTCATAATAATAGTTCTTATTCTTACTCAATAGGAAGATATATTCATGGGATTTAGTACATCTATCTCTCACACTTTCAGGCATTGGATTAGGTTTATGCCAGATAATATCTTGTCTTAAATACCATCCATCTTTCCTTAATGCAAATGCCAACATCCAAGGTATACCAATTAAATCTTTACTCTTTAATCCTTTTAATTTATTCCCTCTAACAGGTGTTTTAGTAGGTAAATCTTGTCTAGTTTTACTTACTGTTTGTTTTGGGTAATTACCATCACTTCTATAATTATAATAAGAGTCTCCTATATTGACCCATAAAGTTCCATCATCAGTAAGTATATTTCTTACTTCTCGAAATACTTTAACTAACTCATCAATAAACTCTTCAGGACTTTGCTCTTGTCCTATTTGTGAGTCTTCCCCACCATAGTCTCTTAGACCATAGTAAGGTGGTGATGTTACACACATTCTTGCCTGTTCATCAAATTGTTTTAAGGTGTCTCTGCAGTCACCGAATAGAATTGTGTCTCTCATTAAAATAATTCTGTAAGAGGGTTACTTAAAGATCCTATGCGATCTTTTGCTATGTTGTAATACTTTTCATCGTTTTCTATCCCTATAAAGTTTCTATCTGTATTAACGCATGCAACTCCAGTTGTACCACTTCCCATAGTATTATCAAGGACTGTTTCACCTTTATTGGTGTATGTCTTGATTAAATATTCCATCAACCCTACGGGTTTTTGTGTAGGATGCAATCCCTTTTCTTGCTTATACTTTAATACAGTTTTAGGATAGCGTGATCCTTCAGGATTGTCTCTGTGTCTAGATTGTGCTTCACCATAAACTTCACCAATCTTTGCAGTATCAGATTTAAATCCACTGTAAGGAGTTGAATACCACATTTGAGGGTTATATGTTGGTTTCTTTCTATAGAATACCAATATATTCTCATGTGATTTTAATGGCATAACTTTGGCATTCATGGGATTAGTTCCTTGAGGTTTTTCCCATATCCATTCGTATTTAAAATTAGAAATATTAGATGATGCTAGGACAGTAGTAAATGGTTGAGCAGCAGTAAACACCATTGCAGCATCCTCTTTACATACTCTATTATATTCTTTCCATAGTTTATCTAATGGGATAATACTATCCCACTTACATGCAGTTGTACCATAAGGTAAATCTACCAACACCATATCAACTGAATCATCTGCAATTGTAGGTAACAAATCCAAACAATCACCGAGCAATAAACTAGTCATAAATTTACCATTCAGAAATATCCTTCACGAAATCACATTCTAGCAGAAGATTGACTTTTGTGCAAATGTAGTCATCATTACCAATAGATTTACCACCTTGTTGAACATTGAATAAACAATCATCACTCTTGAGGTGTGCTTCAAAATCTTCTTTAGTAATAAACACAATGCGAGCATCTTTTTCATTAGGATTGATACCACAGAAAATGAGTCTCTCCCAGTCTTTACCTACAGAAACATGATTGATAATAAATTTATCTTTATTCACCCCACCCTTCTTGTTACGAGTGGCAAGTGAGAATTTAATCTCTGTTTTTATACCATCAATTATTCTATCGTGACCTGCAGTTGATGTCTCTGCACGTTTTACAGCATGGTCAGCAATTAGCATATAGTATGATACAAATCTCTCTCCAAATTCACCTTTTTGTTTTGGTGACATAAAAACATAACCCTTGAACGGAGTATCTTCCCAAGGATCTTGTACGTTAGAGTCAATGTAGTTGCGTAACGTGCCAGTAGAGAAGATTGATTCAAACATTGTGTTTTGTTTAGATGTTAATAATATAAACTAAAACAGCACCCTTGTGTAGAGTGCTGTGTAGGTTGTTCGATTGTCACACTATAGTGATTAGACCATCATCAAATTCATCAGCAAGTTCAGGGAAACAAACCCAACTAGGATTTATAAATGTCCCATCCTCGTACCTTAGTTTTCCTGCTTTATAAATTTCCTTAATAGTTTCATTTACTCTGTTTATAAATTGTCGCCTTTCTGCCTCTGCATTTTCTTTGGTTAATTTTCGTGCTTTATCAACTGTGAACGCAACAGTGATAGGTTTATTACTGCTCTGCAACTTACATATATGATGTGCAACAGTTATGTGACTCTCACCTTGTCCTTGTTTAACAATAATCCTTACACCTTTATCACTAACATAATCATGGTAATCCTCACTAGTTTTACTCCAGTTGATTACATGTTCTGCAATATAGTTCTTCATTTGATCTGAACCATACTGTTTACGATCAACAACTACGTTAGGATTATGTTGAATCTTACGAAGAATAGCATCAATCTCTTTGTGATGACTATAATGATAAGTCCTTATCTCATCACGCAAAATCTTATCTTTTTCTCCATCCTCTGCATTTTCAAGTTTTGTATAGATATCGGATTCTTCATCCAAAATATCGTTACAAATTGCTGCAGCAACATCTTCAGGACTTCTTCCTAATTGGGGACAGTCAACTCTGTTTAGTTCAGCATTAGCAAACTTACGAATTTTACTAATTTCCATGTCAATCAACCAAGTGATAACACTTTCTTGGTTAGCATCACCCGCAGCAGCAAAACGATGTGACCCATCAACAATACCCCAGACTACTCGGTTACCATCTTTATCAGTATATTGATACTCTTTAGGTAAACGAAACAGTATCATTGCAGGTCTACTAGGATTCCAATATCCATCCCAAATATCGTTAAGAATATTATTCTTTTGTTTTTCATTGATATTAACATCTACACGAATTTGAAATCCTTTAGGTAAAACTTCATTAGTCACATTGTTCTTTATCTCTTTACCTGCTGGATGTACTGTATTAATATCAATTAACTCCAATACATTCGTAACCATCTTGCCACCATAGGCAACAACCAATTTATCAATCGGTTGACATTCTTTACGGCAACGATTCAATAACTCACTATTGAATAGAAGATTTTCATTGATTTCGTGTGCAGTAAAATCTACACCAAAAAGTAAATTAAGATTTTCGTAGTCTTCTACTACGTTAGGTTCTTTTGTTGTCATTGTATTACATTGGTATTACGTCCCACCCTTGATCCTTAGGTACAACATTTTCAATGATATGTTGTACAGAATCAAGACCAAAGACGACTGCTTCATGTTGTGAATAGAAACCATTTACTATAGGTTCACTGATCCAACAAACCTTATAACGGTTGTTGTCTTTCATTTATTAAGAGGCGAATTGAAATATGCTTTGTTTACTGTGTATACAGTAAAAAGTGCTACTGCAATGCCAAGAAAACCCAACCAAAGAATAGGTGAGTGTGGAAAATCGTAAGTTGGAATAGTGGTCATTTGATTTCTGAAAGTACGTCATAAATTGCATCGGCATCAGATCCGATAACTGAGGAAACCCAATCGTCCTCTTGCTCTTGGCAGTTGTCAAACTGCTCATCATATTCGACTTTTAGTGATTTAGTCATTGTTGTGTCCGAAACCGTTGGATTGTGAAATTTTAGCAGATTGTTTCCAATCACGCAACTGATTACGTTTTTTCTTTAACTTAATCAGTTCTTCGTCCGTATACTGGACTTTACCGCTTTCTCCCAAGCGGATGACTTTATTCAATAGGCGAATGTCTTTGTTGAACATGATTAATATAACGTAAATTTAGAGTGATGTGTGAAGATGTGTGCAGGTTCTTCAACCGTCACTCACCTATACTTGTAAAGATCGTCAAGTCTTAGCGTCTTAACAATTTCCTCTACCTCTTTCATCTTAGAGAGGTATACATCTTCGTCAATCACTTTAGCACCAAAATGTTTCTTTTGCAAGTCGGAAACATACAAAAGTAATGCGTCTTTTAATATCATTTTTTGATCCTTGATAAGGATTGCTGAGTGAATGCCAATGGTCATTAATGTCTCAATGAATTGATATGTTCAAGTATGTATTCACGAATGTACATTAATTCGTGATAACAATTTTGATTATGGGCACAGTTCCTAAGTTTAGGATCTGGTTTATGGACGGATTCAGCAAATAGTGTTAAAGCACTATTAAACTTATCTTCATCAAAAACAAACCGCAGTTCAGTTTCAGAACCATCGGGGGATGTCATGGAAACTTCACTACCATCCACCACTGTCTTTGGATCGGTTAAATTTTCGTTTCCTATTAGTTTGGGGTTGATTGTTGTCATTGTTTTCTTGTGCCCAAGTTTGTCGGTTGGTTCCTCCCTTTTGTCGTTTATCCCTGATAGATTTACCAGGAGAATAATACCCCTGTTCACTACCACCACGCCTGAAAGTTTTACCCATTGTGTGTAGGTTAAGGTTACGCTAAACTACTGTAATATGTATCAGTCTACATTTCTGTAAACAGACATATATTCATCGTGAATACCGCTTGTTTTTTTCTCTGGTTTTACTTTTGGTCTGTGAGTTACTTCGGTGTTTAGTTCTTCAAAAACATAACCAACACCTCTGAGAAAGTCTTCAGTTTTACCTACAACATCTTCAAGAATGGTTGCTTCGAATTCTTTAGTTGTAACAGTTTGATCCTCATCGGTACAGATGAGAGTAAATTGAGGCATGATTATAAATCAGTTCCTCAATATTATGCCACAAAAAAGGGGGTATGTAAACCCCCTTGTGCCACTTATTTTGATTGTCACACTTAAACTTGCTGTACTGTGATAGATGAACCTGAACTGGTGTTTGTGCTAGGGAATTGTCTATTAACACTGTCATCACCCCAAATAACTCTAACAGCACCATTAGCACCACGACCACCTTGGTTGTTGCCATAGTAGGTTCCACCACCAGCACCACCGTAGATACCACCATTACCACGAGTATTACCTCTAGGAGCAGGTTGGTTATATCCAGGTTGTCCACCAGATCCACCTTGTCCAGGTCTTGCGGGGTTAGCACCGAAAGGTCCACCAGATCCATTTGGACCTTGACCATAGATGCCTGTTCCTCCTCCACCTCCCATGAAGTAGTTGTTTCCACCAGCACCAGCACCGCCGCCACCGCCAGATCCAGGTTGACCAGGGTTGTTGTAAGGAATTGCTGCTTCACCACCACGTCCAGTGTACCCACCAGCACCAGTTCCACCGTTTCTCCATGTTCCACCGTAGTTATTATCTCCACCTCTTCCACCACCTTGACCAGAATAATCTCCACCAGGTAGATTAGATCCATCATAGTTACCACGACCACCTCTACCGCCACCACCTCGTACTTGACCAGTGCTCTGGAACCATGACTCACCACCATTCTGTCCATTGCTGTTTTCGTTATCTCCACCAGGACCAGCAGCACCCACACGAACAGTTATACTACTACCTGGCGTGACTGTGATATTATTACGCCATCCTAATCCTCCACCTGTTCCACCGCCACCATCATGGTCTCCAGCACCACCGCCGCCACCACCGATAGCAACAACAGATACCGCTTCAACACCATCAGGTACTTGCCAACTATGTTGTCCAACACTAACGAATAGAACTTCACCAGGATCTGCTTTACCACCTGATCCAACTGGCACCCACTCTGCATCGTTAGCAATATAAATTTCAGCAACTTCTTCTTCAGTATTCCATCCAACGTCACCATTAACAGGAGAACTAGGTCTGGTAGAGTTTGTCCAGTTTCTTAATCCTTGACCTAAAAATGGTTTCCAAGCACTGCCTGTCCACACTTCAACATCTTGCTCTGTTGAGTTGTATATCATCTGACCTGCTGTAGGAGAACCAGGTCTACCAGCAGTAGTAAATGACGGCAATACCATGCCGTTTGTCATTTGAATGTTTCCACTCACATTCACAGTGGTTGAAGTAAGAGTTCCTACTGTAATCGATGACATAACTATTCTTCGTTGTTCTTGTTTTTATTTATAAAATTGGGGTTACTCAGGTTGCCACTTGTTTGTGGACTGATTCCAGACCTGTAAAGTTTCCTGATCTGTATTCCATCCAGCATACCCATTAGGAAGACCAGATGTACTAGGTTTAGTTGAATCAGTCCAGACAGGGAAGGTAAGTCTCAACCCTAAAATCTTCCATTCACTTCCAGTCCAAACCTCTGCTCTCTCTTGAGATGAATTATATATCATCTGTCCAGTAACAGGACTACTAGGTCTAGTTGAGTTGTCTTTCATATCCATGATTAACTTACCCATGGACATGGTAGTTGGAACCATGTTGGTTACGTTAACGGTTTCGCATTCAAATGTACCTGCCATAATTCCTCCTTAAATGACTTTCCAAACTGCACCAGTCTCAACTGTAACTGATACACCATTTGCTACAGTTACAGGTCCAACAGTAAATGCTCTCATAAACTCAGCACCAGAAGAGGCACCGATAACAGAGTCTTCTACGATTGTATCAGGATGAGTTCTAATTACACTATCTCCACCTAAACTTGGACCTCCTCCACCACCAACAGGAATCCAACCATTGACACCATCACCATTATCATTTACATAAATTTCAGCAGTGTCTTGCTCTGAGTTGTACCTTATAGTACCAAGAGCAGGTGTGCCAGGTCTCTGTGCATTAGTACCCGAAGGAAGTCTAAACACACTTTCACCATCTAAGAATGAGAGTGTATCAACAATTGCTTGGGTAGTAGTTGCGATTTGATTATCGCTAATTCTTGTTGTTGACATATGTTTTTACCTAATCCCCCTCTTCTATTTAGATAGGAAATTCTACAATATGAATTACGTCTGTTGACTGTGGTGCATTTCCACTTGCAAATACAATATTTGCACCTTGAGTATCTACACTAAAGTTTACCCCAGAAGCACCAGAAGCACCACCAACTTGAGCAACACCATTTAAGAATACAAGAACAGAACTTGCAGAGTGTAGGATACCACCATTAGGACCAGGATTATATGTGGTAATTGCAAATGTAAGTGTTGATCCATCACCTTGATATGTCCTTGTAATGTACTTATCGGATGCAACTGTACCTCTTCCAGTAACAACAAGGTCACCATCAACTTTAACATCACCAGTTACTGCAACTTTGTAACTAGCATGAGGAGCAACACCGATACCTATCCGTGCCCCAGTATCTTCAGATGAAATATTAATATCACCAGTATTAGTTAAACCAAACTCATGCCAATAATTATCGCTGTATATCCAACCAAGAGATTTACCTGGCGACCAATTTTGGTTATAAACAAGGTCACCATCGCCTGGTGTATCATATCCTGTAATGTTAGCAAAGTTTGGTTGACCGTTTGCAAGTTCAGGAGCAAGTAAAGTTTGTTTTAGAACCGTACCATCTTGGTTGAAGTAAGTGAACTTTTTAGTTTGAAGATTATTAGTAAAGGTTGATAATCCTTGGAATGTAACAGGACCAGCAAAGATAGATTCTAACTGGTTAGATGCACCACCAATAACTGTAAGTTTATCAGTAAGAACTAACTCAGAGAATGTTTCGATGGTTGTGTTCTCTTCACCAACAACATTTAACTGTGCAATATCTTCATTAGTGATCTGACCTGTAACTGGGTTGATAACTTGGTTACCAATGAATAGGTCACCATTTGAGTTAAGACCAGAGTAGAAAGCAACACCCGCTTCTTCTTTAATAGACTGAGAGAATCTGATCTGATCTTTAGAAAGTGTTTCTACCTGAGTTTGAGGGAATGCAGTTGAGTAGTTACCTGGACCAAAACCAAGATATTCAAATGTATGGTTACCTGATCTTAAAATTGAGTGCCGTCTAAACTCAATGGGGATAGGAGCAACAGTTCCGTCATTGTTCTCACGAATGTTGATCTTTCTCTCTTCTTCATCACCAGCACGAGCAGTTAATTCTATATCAGATAATTCAGCATTAACAGAATCCCATGCAGGTGTTGTGCCTGGTTGTGTCCAACCATTATCTGCTAAAAGAAACTCAATACATTCTTTAGTAATAGAACGCTTAGGATCTTTATTAGGAGTTGGTGTTGCACCATCTGTTGCATTTACAAGTCCGATAGTTTCATTGTCAGCGACGGATACAGCAGCAACAGGGTCAGCAACAGGGTTGTCTCTGTCAAACGTAGGATAGACTTCGTTGACATTTTGACTGAATTTTCTGTCGTTAAAATTAGAAGTTGAAGGGCTAATAGATCCACAAAGCAAGGTAAGATAGTAGATTCCATCAGAAGTACCTCTTTCGAATTCTTGAACTACCTCAATATCATAGATGTAATAACACTTAGATAGTTTATAGTTAGTTGTATCGCTATTCAATGGTTGCATTACATAACCAGACAACGGATCACGAGGAAGAGGATTAGTTTTATCCTTATCAATCTTCATACGAACACGGAATGTTCTATCCTGAAGGTCTCTACCATCAGCAATCCTCTTAAGGAATGTTGTAGGAGTGAAGTTTACATTGTCGTATTGACTGTTAGATGTGATATCTGTGTAAATTCCATTGTTAGCAGAATCTACAGAAAGATACCAACCACCAATAGTATTTGGAACACCACCAACAGTATATGTGTTTGCATCATATTGTAGAGGCGAACCAACTACACCTGCTTTTAGACCAGAAACAGAAGGACCATATGGAGATATGAATGCACTCTTTACACTTGCCTCGGATTCTCCACTAGAAACTAGTAAGCAATTTAATTTATCAGGAATTGCATTTGCACCTGTGCCGTCTTGTCTTGCACCAACTGTAAAACCCTGTACCCTTGTTGTTGGTGGAGATGCCTCAACAGTATAACCATATAAGTATAGTCTTGTGCCTGGTGTTTGACCTTGACCAGCGAGTGCAGCATTTACAACTCTAGTTCTTTGAATGTCAATGTTTACCCAGTTAACACCTGTCTCTTCACCAAAAATAACATTACCATTAACAAGAGCACTGTTGTTAACAGATAAGGTAATAACTCTAGTGTTTGTGTTAAAAGATACAACAGTGGCATTATCACCAATACCATCACCAGAAACAGTTAAACCTTGAATAATACCATTAACAGATCCATCATCAGCAAGAGTAATGAGATTTGACCCCGAAGCACCTGTGGCAGTTGTAGATATAGCAGCAAGTGATTTAGGTGGGATGATATGAGTCAGTTCACCCGCTTTATCTTTAGAAAATGCTTTTGCTTTGAAACCTGCTGATCTTAGAGCAGTGTTACCAAAGTTACTATTGCTGTTGGTGATTGACATATCAGCACCGCTTAGTGCAGTGAAGTGTCCTTGATATCCCACAGCGAATACAGAAACTGCCTGAATGAATGAGTCATTAGAACACTTAATGTGCTCATGTCCCCATCCCTTGCGATATTCAGCAAATCCATCCAAGTGGGCACCATCACCAGACACTGCCACATCATAGTTACCAGTTGAACTATTAAATCTTACAAATGCTCTGTCATCTTTCTGTAGTGATAGTCCAGTGAACTGTGCCACAACCATTGATTTGAAACCAGTTGCCTTAGAACCATCAGCATGCATACCATTCATACCCCACACTGATCTTAGTGATAGGTTGAAAGCGTAAGGTGATGCAGAGTCGACTGTATCAATCTCAGTCTTAACAGTTATGTTTGAACCAACAGCGTTACCTGAGGGTTCTGCTGTCATCTGATATGTAAATACGTTATTAGATGCAGATGTAACTGTAAAAGAACCATTATAAAGTCCTGTGTCTGCTTCAGATGAAGGACCAGTAGATCCACTAACACCAGATATATTAATGTTCACGCCAACAGAGAATCCATGATCTCTTGGGTTATCAAATTCATCAACAGTAACTGCTGTAGCAGTATTACCATTACGAGTTATCTGAAGAACTCTATATTCATCACTAATAGGACCAACAATTCTGTTTTCTTCAACTCTTGCCTGAATTTGGTCAGCAGTAGGATCACCAGATGTATCGGGAATAGTTGCGAATGCTTTAGATATTTTCTGATAATATATTTCTAAGTCAGTTCTTTCTTGAATATTTGGAATTGCTGTGTAATCTTCATTTGGAACAGTTCCATTTGAAATAAGAGTTGATAATGGATTTAGACCATCAGCAAACTCAAAACAAGTTAGTCTATGATGAGAAAACTTAGGAGCAAGAGTATTGGTGCTACCAGGTCTATAATATACACCCTCCTCTGCACCATCGAAGAATGAAAATTGCCAGAAGTATGTACCACCAGTTACTTTGAAGATTGCAGTTCTACCTGGTACATCAGATTCACTTAAAATTTCATTACCAAGAGTTGTTGGGTAAGGAACATACTTAGGAATAATTTTCGTACGTCTCAGGTCAGTACCAACGAGGGAACAACCTCTGGGAACGATGATGCCACCTTCAACAGAGTTATACTTGTACAGAACATTATTTGATGATGTAATGTCTAAGTTTGAGTTTGAATCAATAGGGGGAACATTGGTATATAAAACTTCGCCAGGTCTATTATCTACAATATACTCTGCGGGATAGAGCATGATACTAAAAGCATCAAACTCGTCATTACTAAGACCAACTCTGTATGAAAATCTAGCAACCTCAAGAAATGCTCTTTGAATAGTCTTGAAAGGTCGCAGTGCAGAGTTCCCTCTGTTGTCAATAGCATCTGAGGCATCAAAGTCATCAGGGTTGACGTAGATAATACGTCCAGTTCTGGACGTAATAATATTCTTTAGCCTGGTAAGTGCCATTTCTTATACTGCCTTTTGATTATTTATGATTGACCGAATACTCTAGTCGTAATTGAAGTTGAACCATCTTCAAATCCAATGAGACTGAAAACATTATCTGCAGTTGTTGACTTCACAACAAGAACTTCACCAGGTCCAACAACTAATGAAGTGATTTTATCAACTTCATTATTACCATTGCTAACACCTTGAGTAATGTAGTTAGATGCTTCTACTGCTGCAGATGCAACATCAACACTGTTGATAGTTGCTGTTGTTCTAATTGCTGTATTTAATTTAGGAACGTCCCTAAATGTATCAGATCCAGACCAGTCAGAAGAATTAATTCCTTTGATGAACTTTAACACCGAACCAGTGTAGTCTTTAACGTATCCATAAGCACCAGCAACCTGTCCTGTAATTGTATAGGTTGTACCATCAATCAAGAAAGTATCTGTGTTGTTGACAAGAGTTCCAACTTTGTCATAGATATACATTCCAGTGTATGAATATTCATCTGCCATTTCAATAGAACGATCAGCACCACCATAATTAGCATTAGATGCTGTGCCAGTACCACCATCGTAGAAATACAGAGGATCTGGAGTTACACTACCAGAAAAATCATACTGCACATATGCACCACTAGATCCAGCAGTGCCATTGGTAGTTTTTCCAGTTGTGTATTCTGTACCATTGTCTGCTGTCTGAGAGAAATCACCATCAGGACCATACTCACCATTAATAGTTTCAGATACTTTAAAATCTCTACCAGTCATCGATGAGTCAGAAACATCAAATCTAAAAGTACGATCATCTTGTAATTCAAGTTGATCAACACCAACGTGCATATTGTATGTGCCACCAGCAGTATCAGAGAAACAGAATTCTTCTTGAGCAGTGGTGATAGCAGGCGAAGCAGAAATAGTTCCAGCACCACCGCCTGTTCCAGTTACACTATCACCTGCAGCAAATTCAGTACCAGTTCCAGCAAGAGTTGTAGGTCCAACATAAATTGTATCTGTTGTTGTTCCTTCATCAATTCCAAATACTGTTGCTGTAGCAGTGTTTGGAGCAGTTCCTTTGGTGATTGTATCTCCTACAACCCATGTTCCACTTACAGATTCTAATGGTATTTCTCTAATAGAAATTGCTTTTACAAACTTTGTAGTAAGAGGGGGAATATAAAATGATTCAAACTTAAAAGTTTTTTCTGCATCTGTAGTCGTAATTGATTCACCAACAGTAACAGCAGTGTTGTTAGTTAAGTTTGTATTTAATGTAATATAATATGAAGTAAGAACATCTCCCTTGTGCAATTTGTAGGTTGATGCATCAAGAGTTAGTTTTTGATCGTAATCTTTAACTGCAACATCATAAGCGGAACCTGTTCCGTCGTTTGCGATAGTCAACACCGTACTAGCAGATGCGTCAATGGGTGCTCTGTATAACACCGTATCGGTGTTTGCAGTTGGTTTAAGTTGTGCGAGAAGTCCTTGATTTGCCATTGTTAATAATTAGAATCCTGCGTAGAAAAACTGTTGTTGTCTGGTTCTGCCAATTAGAGTAGCAGCACCAATACCAGAACCAAATGTGATGTCATCGACATTTACGTTTGTCGTAGAAAGTAAAGTCGCATCAGCGTCTGGGAATCTGATGGTTCTATTCGCAGTAATGTTGTCTGCGTTAATTGTGAGAATATTAGTACTTGAAGTAGTGTTCTTAATACTAGGGTTAACTAAAGTTTTACCCGATAAAGTTTGAGTTGCCGCTTCAGATACAAAAATATTGTTGCTTCCACCATTATTTAGAACCCCAGTTTGAGGGAACTCAAAGGTTTGGTTTGATGATGAGTTTTGATTGTCAATAGAAAAAGTAATCTTTTTACTATTGTCTCCAGAATCCTGAAGAATCAAGTTTTCAATAGATTTGTTTTCAAGAATTTGTGTTGAATCTGTACCAACCAATGTGAGGTTAGTATCAGGTACACTGATTATTCTGTTTGCTGTAAGTGCATCCGTGTTAAAGGTTGCAGTAGAAGTGTTAAGTTCAGAGTCAGCAACAAGTGACAGGTCTACAAAAGTTTTGTTGAGGACAGTTTGCTCTGCCTTTGTATCAAGTAAAGTTGATGAAGTTGCAGTTGGTTCAAGAGTCGTTGTTACTGTACCTGCATCAGGTAAGAAATACGATCTTCTAGTACCAGAAGTTTCTGCCCAGTTAATTTGAAAGACTGCTTCTTCAGCACCATCAGTGATAACAAGACTATCTTCATCAATGAGAATGGTCTTGTTTCTTAATGTTTGTGATGTATCATCACCAACTAAAGTTGTACCATTACCAGAAGTGATAGCAGGCAATGTCATAATTCTGGTATTAGTACCAGTACCAACATTACTTACCTCAAATCTTGCTTTCGGACCTTGAGCATCCTCAAGAGTAAAAGTTTGATCTGAGATGATGAAGTTACCTGTAATTTTTACAGCACCAGTTCCTTTTGGTGAAAGGACAATATCCGCATTAGTTGCGGTATCATGTACTGCAGTAATGTACAGAGATTTATAACTCTCTGAATTTGAAATAGTAGTCATATATAAACCACTATTACCAAAACCAAGACCTATTTCATCATAAGCACTTTGATATAGACCAGTATCTCGGTCTAAATCGAAACATAAACCAGGTGCTGCCTTTGTACCTTGGGCAACCCCTTTATGAAGTTGGTTGATTTTAACTTTTCTGTTGGGAATCAAAGGATCAGACACCACAACGGGTAGGATACCTTCTCCTGAGAGATTAGCATCTGAAATAACATCCAACTGAGATATTTTTCTTGTTCCCACGAAATCACACTATTTGCTACAAGTTTATTTATACGGATACAATTCATTGTATCTGAGAAACCTCCGCACTGAAGGTTCTACTTCAAGAGATTCACACACAGATAGATATGATTCCCACTCACTCTTTAATGATGGTGGGATCTTGTAAGATTTTGACGAGTCGTTCTGCTTTTTTTCCTGCTTCATTGTGATATGTTGCTACGTTCTGAGCAATTTCTATAAGAGTGTTGTAAGCATACTCCGCATCTTCATCATCTTCTTGGTGATCAAGAATCCATGCTAAGTTATCTTGAAGTCTATTTTTTGCTCTCCATCTACTATCCTCTTTCCAAAGTCTTTCTTCTTCAAGAATTGCTTTAAGTTCTCTACCTTTAGGACTCAATGGTTCACCATCATATCCTTGAGGGACATTCCAATTTTGTTCTACTGCACCAGGTTGATTAAAATAATCATCTGCAACCTTTTTAAAATCACGATGTGCCTGAGAAGAATTTCTTTTATTTTCTGCCATTATGTTATCAAAAACTATATTATATATTATTTAAAACAAGGACCATCCATCCAAGCAACCAGAGATCTTCTTACACCAGACTTAACAGGATGAACTCTATGAGGTAACCAAGATGGAAAGATTACCCCAGTTCCCGCATCGGGTTTAACAAAAGAATAATTATCACCATAATATCTAAATTCCAATTCACCACCGTCATATTCATCAGGATCGCTAAGAAGTAATGAAATGGATAACTTTCTTTCCATTTCTACTCCTTCAATAATATGTGTTCTCCCACCATCTACATGCCAACCATAAAAATCTTTATGCTCTCCTCCACCATTATAAACAGTCGATTGTATTTTATCTTTAAAATGTCTTAGATCATATTTAAAATAACATTCGTTTGCAGAAATCATCATACTGTGCATGATACCAGGAATCCATTCATCCCAGTTGATCCAAGCAACCTTAGATCTCCTAGTATCCAATCGTACAAACGCCTCATCATTTTCTTTTAGACCAAAAACTTCTCCATCTTGATATTCTAATTGGTCACAATATTCTTTCATTGACTCTATAAGAGTCTCTGGCAATTTTGTAGGAGTGTAATAAACTCTCTTGTCGGGAAATCCTTCATCCATTATATTTTGTTAGAGTGTATTGTTCAGGTCTTAATTTTAATCTTGTAATTTGTTTACATGCATCATCATAATCTCTAAACCATGACCTATTAAATGTATCTTTATCAACTGGATGAAGATACCAAGGCATTGTATTCTTTATATTGCCGTTACCATTACCCAATTCCCATAGATCACCAGACTTAACTTTAGTAAATACTGGTTTCTTATCAATTCTAGTCTTTCTAACTTTCTTCGTTGTTAAGTTTTTGAGATTCTTCTCCAAGTTCTTTTGCGTTTTCACGCTCTGCACAGAGACGGAAGAACCTCGTGAAGTCTTCTTTTGTCCAGTCGTTGAAGAAACTTTCGTTTTCGTCGTTTTCGTCCCACTCGACCGTGAACGAACCGTCTTCGTTGTCTTTGACATTGATCATTTTGAAAAGGGATTTAAATGTACTGTACCATGGTTTTTTGAAAAGGTCAACCTTCCAATATGGTGCATATAAAGGATAGTTATAATTCACTTGATCCATCTAGGTAAATAGAATATTAAAAATGATGCAAACCAAAAAATTGATAATGCTGCAATATGTAGTATCCTATTAGGATTGACTATCAATCCAATAGTCACAAGTCCTATCCAAGTATAATCTAAGGTGCCATGAAATCTGTACCATACGTTTGCACCATACTTATCAATAAATTTTTGTCTTTGTTTTCCGAACCACGGTGCAACGTGTCTCATCATAACAAAACCCTCATTGAGAACCATGAGGGTGAAACCGATCCAAAATATCATTTTAGCATATCAAAGTTAACACTAATTCTATGGGTAGATTCAACAGGACAAGATGGACTGTGATAAATTCTACCATCAAAAATTAAAATATCTCCCCTCTCTGGCGATTCCCTTCGCCACTCTTTCATTTCACCAAGTTCTTCATTAGAATTGTGTTCAGATTTGTCATAAAAAATTGTATCTCCATCAGCATCATTCACATAGTAAAGCATACTGAAATGAGGAACTTTTCTAACGTCAATATGAGGACATGGATTTACAATTTTATCACGTTTAATGAATAGGTTGACCTGAGCACGAAGAATTTCTCCAGACAAATGGTGTCTGTTAATAAGATCTTCTATCTCAATATTTTCAATCAACCCACCAAAATAATCAGAAGTAACTTTGTTATCTACAATTAAAGGATGTGCAAGAATAGATATGTCATCAAATTTTTCAAATTCTTTTGGATTAGTTCCTTCAACAATAGTTGACTTGGTAAATCCCCACTTAAAGTTTTGATGAGATAAATGATGTTCAATGATATCTTGCTTATGTGAAGATACATGACCACGCCACCTGTGAAAGATAATTTCACCTAACGTGGGATGATTTAATTTTGTAAGACCAATGCTCATAATAAATTAAAATTAGTAAGGGGGCACTCTTTCTACTTAGAGATCTTTTGTACTCCCCCTAATTCGTACATTATATAGCAGTTACACTGTCTGTGTCAAGCATCAAAAATTGTGTCATAACAAATCTTCCAAGTTTTTTACCCATATCATTTTTATCCATACTAACTTTAGTTACCCCATGAGGAATCATCGATGGAAAACATATGACTCTGTTATTTTTACATTCAATTTCAGTGCCCCACAAAGGAAAGTATAAAGTGCCACCAGTAAATTTTTTTGGTTCTCTGTAAAACCATGTAAGGCAAGTTAACCTTGCAGAATCTCTATGCTCTAGATATTCATCACTATCCTCATAGTATGCAATTTGCGTAAAATCTTGCTTGTATGCATTAACATCATTAATTGCCCAATGAGGATGGTTTTCAAATATATGTGAGTTTTTAAGTAATTTCCTGTTTACCTCAAGAATACTAGATGCAAATCTATTAGGACCAAAGAAATGATCTAACCACATAGTCCAGTTAGTCTTCAGTTTTCTTTTATTACCATGTTCATCAAACCCATCCCATGCTGCACCATTTTCAACTGATGCTCTCTGCATCCTTCTAGGATTGCACATGTAATCCAACTCATCCCAAATTTCTCCTAACTCTGATTGATTGTAGAAATTATCAATCAAAATATAAGGAAACTCTTCATTTTTGCTAGTGATATCCATTGATGTAATAATAATGATAGGAGTAGGGGGACTTGAACCCCCACGAGGTTGCCCTCAACAGATTTTAAGTCTGGTGCGTCTACCAATTCCGCCACACTCCCGACTTAATCCCAATGTCTAATCACTCCCGCAACAATAAAACAATTAGTGACGAGATAAGTAAGAAAGATAAGAGATCGTACAAGGACAATAAGATTGTCATACCTCTGGGTCTTTTCATCAGAGAAACTACCCAACGCATACTTCCAGACCCTCCATAATTTTGTCATCTCTTGGTAGTGTTACTACGAGTCCTATTAATGATTGAAATAAACTTGTCACCAGCGAAATGTCCAGCAAGACATACATCTATTTCATCACCATCTTTCCAATTAACATCACCGTTCATTTTGGTATGTTGCATTGCTAATTGAATTTTGTCAATTACTTCTTGTGTTAATCTCATTTTTTAAAAACTCCTAATTTAGATAGGAACCACATAGTAACTATTGTCCATCCTATAACATACCAAATCATTTAATATACTCCACTTGATAAGGGGGCATTTTTTTAATCTCAACCTCAACAGGAGATTGAAGAATTCTAATGAGTTTGTGATATGCTACTGCTGTGAATACTTGGGGCACTATGAATGCGATCATTGCGACCACCCAAAACATGTAGTAATAGTTTTCTTTGTTTTGTGTTCTCATTAATAATATCTAGGTTGGTCTTGGATTACCTCTACTTCAATAGCATCGAAGATTCTATGTAGTGAACGAGCAAAAATTCTGTATCCTGCACCAACATATAATTGACCAAGAACTACAGATGTTGTTGCAACACCCCAGAAGATGTAATAAAATTTAGATTTCACTTGGTTACGTTGTTTCTCTTTAGTAATCATTTGTCTTCATGTTTATGTTCAAGTTTACCAGCAATTTTATATGCGTCTGATTTACCACCATGACCATGTGCAATTCCTAGTTCATGCATTTTAGCATGCTCGTCAATTTGATCTCTGAGTTCTTCTTTACCAGGACCAAATGTAAGATAGATTCCATATACTACTAGTGCTAGAACGAATAAACCAAGAAACACCGCAAACGCAGCACCACCTGATAAATTGGCATGTGGAATGACGTATGCTTTACAAGTTTCTGGATCAAACTTTTGCCAAGTGCCAGGCAAAGTGTAGATTGGTGGGCAAGATAAGAAAATCATAAAAAATTAAAGTTTATGTTAAATCTACCAAAATCGGTAGTAGTTGTTGTTGATCTATGTGAATTTTGAGCATCAAAGACGACTAACCTATTTGCAACAGATTTTATACGTTTTTGTTTGAGATATGGCATATCATACTCAAATTCTGTGTAACCGTCACAAGTATTCATTGATAAAACTGCACCAACATTTTGCCAATCAAAATCGGTATGATAACTATGGTGCTTGATTTCTTGAGTCCACGGATAAAAATTTGCCTTGATTCTAATTATTGATTTGTAATTGTATACTTTTTCTTTAATTAGAGGCAAAACCTTGTCTCGTATTTCATCATAAAATGGATGTCTTACTTCATCTTCTGAGTAAATCATTGATATACCCATCCAATTCCATAGTGGCATCTCTTCTCCTTCTTCAGCGACGTTTGATTGTAGTTGATACAGAATTTGTCTATCATGCCAAGTTCCCATTACAACTTTAGAGATGTAATCGAAAGTTTCGTCATCAAGAAAGTTATCAAATACTTGGCGGTGAACTAGATGTTGTTCCATCAGACAAAAATTGTTTTTGAAATTCTTCTACCTGAGTTTGTATTTCCTCTGATACATGAGGAATTTCATTTACAGGAACAAGCATAGCAGATTTGCCATCGTTACGAGTAATTTTCCAACAGACACGTTGTGATTCTGTTAGATCCATAATAAAATCAAAGTGATCTTCTGCCTGACGCAGTGTAACTCCAATAGGTCCAATCATTCTTGTAACTCAGCAAAACAATACGTAATCATATCAGGATCAAGGATATCTTCAATGTCTCTGACAGTTTCAGAAAAACCATCAGAACCTTCTTTATCCCATTTCCAGTTTACAGTCTTGTCATACCCCTCATCATCCACAATATTAATTGAGCGTTTTGAGAAGTTGACAAAAACGTGTGCTAGTTTAGATTCCACGTGTGACTCCTTACTACAATATCTAGTATAGCAGTCAGAGGGTGCTCTGTCAAGACTTAGTTGATGAAGACTGTCTTACCAAGGATCAAGACTGCCGCTTTTGCTTCGAGAAGCATACCAGTACCACAGGTTATTGTACACGCAAGACTAGCGTTCATTATCAACGCACCTGCTACAGCATTAACATTGTACATTCCAGTAAGAACATTACAGTTATATCCTGTTGTACCACATGTTAGTGAGTATGGTCCAAGTGGGTTAGCAATAATATATCTAGGAACAGCATCAGCAGAAAGACCAGGTACCATAACTGTTTCAACAGAACCACCAACCATTCTACGAATACCTGTAATTGCTTTGGGAAGAGGTGAAGGTGGTGTATTGATCATCTCAATTAATGAAGGTGTAATAAGATCAATAGAATTATCTCCACTAATAATAACTTCTCCTGCAGATAGTGCCATCTGACCACCGCTAGATTCAAACACACTGCTTGTAAATTTACTAGAAACCGATCCTACATTAAACTCTGCACCTTGAACTTCAAACTTAGCACCAACAGTATTGATGTCAACATCAGATCCAAATTTGATTGTATGTTTTTGAACTTTTTCGTTTTTCTTCTCACCTTTTTTATTTACAACTTTAGGAGCACCCTCAGCATCAAAGAAGAAACCACCACCAACTTCAATATGACAATCACCTGTAATCTTTAAGAAATAATCACCATCGACGTTTACAACATGATCACCATCAATTTGTTTACACTGGTCACCATGAGTTTCTTCTGTATAGTTACCAGCATATGATGTATGGTCAGCAACTAAAGAACCAGTATCACCCTTACCACTATTTGCTGCTTTTACGGAAGCATCTACTTGTGTTTGTAATTCTTCATCAGATATATCTGGATTTGCTTCACGAATTGCTTTAGCAGCAACATACTTTGCATGTTCATTCTGATTACAACATATAGATGTTGATGTTGTTCCACTAGCATTTTTCTTTACACTTGCCTGACGACCAGGAGTTCCAACAAACAGTTCATAAGAACCATCTAAGAAAGTTTTAGCAGCAGTTAAATATGGATCTGCTTCATTGAAAATATTATCAAAAAGACCACCAGATCCTGCATCACCACCACAAGTTCCTCTACTCTGTCCTCTAATTGCGTTAATTTCTGCAAGTTCTTCAGGAGTACAATGAGTAACACCAAATAAAGGATACCAACCTACAGTATCTTTACCACCATCAGGTTTACGATCACAATTACTACCAGCAAACTTAATGAACAATTGAATCAATCCAGTAATGCTAGTGATACCTTTCTTAAGAAGGTCTGTTCCTGCTTCAAAAATTTCACTACCTGCTTTCCATGCCTCAATAATTTCTTTTGCTTTACCAATACCATCTACAATTGATGATACAGTATCAACAACACCCATCACCTGATCAAGAAGTCTTTGAACTTGGCAGATAACACCATCGATTGCTGCCTGAACACCTTGCATAACCATGGTTGCTTTATCAATCAACCCATCAAGGAAGTTTTCAAGAATTCCAACAACACTTCCTACAGGATCTGAGATAAAACTAAGTAATCTACTATCAATATTACAAAGAGAGGCAAGAATTGTTTTGACTGCTGCTTGAATTGCAGTAAAAACAACAAATGGCACACCAGTTGCACCACCAAGAATGTTAATTAACTCTAGTTGTTCTGCAAGGTTAGCAAGTGCCTGACGCATTGCAGCAACTACCTGAGCAAATACACTACTCAAGAAGTTCTGAAGTTTTACAGTAAGTTCTTTTGCAGTGACTAACTTACCAGTAACAACTTCTAAAAACTCACCATCTTCAGCACGAATCAAAGAACCAGCATGGTCTGCAAGATCTTCTACAAGATACGATAACTTATACTCTAAAGTTTTCCAAGGACCACCAACACCATTAGCAGCAGGATTAGGTTGAATTGAATTTCTTGGTTTGATTGGATTACCAGCACTACCATTCATTACAGTTCCCTGATTATTAGGAGAACCTACACCAGAAATAGCAGCACTCTGATTCTCACCCTTTTGGTTAGGAAGATCTACAGTGTTAGCAATATTTGCCCTACGATATCCATCTTCTTTTGTACTTGCCATACTTGAGTTAGGATTGCCAGGTGTCATTGTAGTCATATTAGGACCAACACCAGGTTCCATGTTCTCACCTGTAAAGGCAAACACTTTCTTCTCCTGTGACTCTGCAGATTTTTTAACTCTCATAACACCAATAACTATTGGCATTTGAGCAGACTCCCCATCCATGAAGAATCCCATAACAATAGCACCAGGTTGCAGTTGACCAGAACTTTCACCCTGACCATCATTTCCTGATTGACATGTATGTTGTAGCACTGTTGCCCATGGAAGATTTTCAGTAGGCAAATCTGCTGTAGTACCACCTCTTACATTAGTGTAATATCCGAGCACACGAACTTTGACCCTACCCAACTCCATAGGGTCTTCATTATCTTCAACCTCACCAACCCACCAGAAAAATCCGTCTTTACCAACAAAATTGGTACTAGGTTCGTTGATAATTCCTTCAATTGACGGCATTGTATACTTATATCCTTACGATTTATTTATTACGTTTGTGTCAAAGAGGATTTCATTTATGTAATCCTTTGCCCACTGGGGATCAAACCATTGACTCAGAACTGCTTCGGTCTTTTTATTTTTTCTCTGTTGTTTACAATAATAAATTTGATCATCAATCCTTTTCATGGTGTGAATCCATTGTTCATCAAACTTAGAATTTTCTACTATACCTTTATAAAGTTGAATGGATTCTTTAATCAGATTCATATACATATCTCTTTCTTCTTCAGTTCTGATACGCATGAACTTACATCCTTGTGAGAAAACATCATCAGTCCACAAGGGTAGCACTCTATTTTCTTTAAACTTATATTTGTATGATATATCTCTGTATACATCAACATATCTTTGAGTTCCAAACACAGGTGACATATCAACTATTGCTGCGGTAACTGAATTAGGAGTTTCTACAATATCAGCACCAAATATGGGAATAGGATAATTAGGATCAGGATACAACACACAGTGCATTATAGAAATATTTTCTGTATATCCAGTTTCTAAATGCATCTTTCTAAGTTTATCACTCTGATGCATCTCATTTATAATGAATACGTTCTCATTTTCCACAATAGGATATTTGTTTTCCATATGGGTAACATCAGGAAAACTTTTTAGTTCCTCTCTCAAGTAGTTGGCAACTTCAATTGAAAGTCGAACCCATGATTTTAAATACTTTCCAGAATCCATTTACTTCATCTCAAAGATACCAATTTCATTTATACTCATCATGTTAAATGAGAGTATAACTCTTTCTTTATCACTAGTGTTTGGATTTGCATAATGTAAAAGTTGAGAAGGGAAGAACACAATATCTCCTTCCTTTACATCAGGAGTAAAATCCATGTGATCCCCTGAAGAAAACTCTGTGAAGGGACTTATAAAAGTTGTAGCAGCATGTATGTTAGGATCGTAGTCAACATATAAAACTGCTGCCCAACCATTTGATCCATGATTGTGAGGGCAATGATGATCTCCTTTTCTTGCTCTCTGTGTCCATACATTTCTAATGTATGCGGCATGCCCAACGTCTTTTTTGAATTGTTCTAGAACTGGTTCTATGAACGCATCAAAGATATCAAAATACTTTGATTTAGATTTATCAACATAATCTGTTGATACTGTATCACCATCCAATTCATATGGTGGCAGATTTGCCATCAAAATTGGTTTATAGTGAGACCAGTTAGGTACACTATAGTGTAATAATGAAACTTTAAATGGATGGTGTATTTTCATAGTCTATTCAACTCTTAAGTACTTATAAATTTCATCTGCACCCCAAACCATCCTACCTTTGGAGTCTAAGAATCTGTCTCTCATCAAGAGTTTATTTTTATATACACCAAGTTCAGCATGGATGGTATCAGTATCAAACTTACCCATCCATGCTGTACCATCAAATTTTAATACCATATCACATTCTTCATTACGGTTTAACCCACTGTAGGTTCCACCCCAATGTTCTAAAATAACTTCTTTATCCGATACTTCAACTAATTTCTTGTAAGTTTTTAAATATGGGTCATCAGGTGTCTTTCTGTCCCAATGAATAGAATTTATAAACTCACCACTTTTCTCCCATCTAACAAATCCAGATTTGTACAAAGTAGGAGATGATTGTGCTTGACGACTATTAGACCAAGTTCCAAGTAACCATGATGAAAAATTTGACATCAATCGTCATACACTAAACATTCTGGTTCGTCTGGATGCTGATCACAAAATAGTTCAATGCAAGTAGGATCGTGATGATCACCTGCTTCAATCTCTTCTTTATGATGCTCTACATACTCTTCAAGGTCATGTAGTTCGCCTTCAATGTGACGACGCATCTGTGGATTTGTTTCTGGATTATCCAGAATCTGTTGATCCTTTTTGATGTGTGCTTCGATACTTTGCATTTAGTACCTCCTTATACAATAGTATTTATGAGCATTATGAAGATCTTCTTGGTATAGAGTCTTTCATTAATAACGCTTCGGTATGCATTGTACTGCCAACAATCTTGTGTGTCAACCCACCAATAACATATCTTCCACTATATTTTCTATCTGTATCTGTGGAATCATTCCTCTTATATGTCGCAGGTACAATCACATTTATTCCAGATCCCGCATACAAATCAAGATTACCAGGAAATACAATCATCAACTTAATATTTTTTAGAGATTCAATCCTCATCCATTGGTATGCCTGAAGTTCTACCAATTCCTCGTAATTTTTTTGAGGGTTGTCTATAAATTTTGGATCAAAGATTTGATTTGATAATGCAGTATATCTTGTTCGTCTTGGATAGTCAATAATATTCTTAATGGTATCATCTAACTCTGATAATGGATTGACTGACCGATTTTCATTTAGATGTGACATTTTTGGCCACAACGCAGATATACCATAACGGTAAGCATCTACTGACATATCTGTACTTAATCCCATTTTGGATTGTGTGACTGTTACAGGATCAAACCCCATGCTAAACCCTGCCCAAGCACCATGACGTAATCCAGTTAAGAAGTCTCTTTCTTCTGGAAATACTATGGATTCAATTTTAAATTGATCACTTCCATCTGAACCAGTTCTTTTTGTTGAATACACATATGTGTACAACTTAGTTTTACCAGTTTCAAAATTAGTTTTTGTCTCGTCTTGTTCATTTACATTATCAATGATTTTATCAATAGATTTAAAATTAAAACCTAAACCATTTTCATAAAAAATAAATCCATTTTGAAGTGTACCACCCTTTCTTGCTTTTCGTGTTGACCTTTGTGCAAGCCAATAGATACAGTCAAATGGTCTCCAATTTGTTGCTATAAACTGTTGTTTGTTTGTAGATTCTTCAATATAAATTTTCTTTTGAGTTTTAATATATCTGTTATCTGTCTTCAGAATTTTTTCTACAATTTCAGACGATGAAGTAGAATTAAATACAACTTGACTATTTCCAAATACATTAGTAATTTCATTTTGGAAAAATTCATCACTAGCACAATTCACAATAAATGAATCTGCCATGTTCAATCTTGTTCTTGCTTCAATATCATATGCTCTCATATAATAAACTCTATCAAGAATTGTTCCTCTGATTGTAATTTTGAACAATTCAGATCCAGTCATGGCACCTATAAATCCAGAACCATCATTGAAAAGAAGTTTTGCTTCTAAAGTCGATGAAGTAACACTTTCAAAAATCTCAATACCTGTAATGAAATCGTAGATATCATCATTACCATCAGAGTTTTGAAGTTTTTGACCATTCCTGAAGACATTAACTTTTACACTAACATCACCTGTTTCACTTCTTCTAATAGTCATCTAATAATACCTCTCAAAGGGTTAAGAACAGATTGTAAACTAGATGCAATAGTAGTGCTACTAGTACCACCACTACCAGTATTAAGGAACTGAGATCCACCACTATTTGCTTGTCCTGCAACAACTGCTAATGCCTGTTGTGCTGATTGAATTGCTTGAGTATTTACCCCATTTTGTTGAGCAACTGCTGCCATGACTTCTCTAATCATTTCTTGACTTCTTTCAATTAATTGCTTACGAGCATTGTCTCTTGTTTTTGTTTGTTCTTGCAGTTGTCTCTGTTGCCTTGCTTGTTGGAACTGACTTGCGGGAGCAGTACCAGCGGGACCCCTTCCACTACCAATTCTCATACCTTCAGCACTTGATGGAGTTTTAAATAATTCATCAAATAAGGT